CAAACTAAAAATCCGAGGCAACACTTGCAACACCTATAAAAGAATCCTATACTCCAAGCATAAGCTGCAAATAACCCCAGGTGTAACAGCGACACATGTCAAAACAAGAACACAAACTAGAAGAATCAGATTTCGAAGATGTTAACGAAAGCATCTGTGCGGCCATTGTTCCTCACGTAGAAAACGATATCCCTATTCCTAAAAATGCTAAAGAAGCGTTACCAGATATTCCTGTGCAAGAAGAACTCACAATGCGAGCGCAGACAATAAAACTAGTCAGTGATTTAGCAGACGAAAACATAGAACCCACTACAGAAAACATGGAGCACGCAGAAAGCTTGGCAAAAGAAATGATGATTAATCCGGAGTTAAAACCTGAGTTCGGTGAATACCCCAACGAAACAATTGCCTATTTATCGGGCCTAGTATCACAGACTAGTCACATGGTGGCTAAAGACCTAGCGGATATTAAACTTTCTGTTGTCAACGGACTCCTACAAGAAGCAGCGATGGCTAAGACATCACGAGAAAGAATATCTGCCTGGAGTAAGATAGGTGAAATTGATGGTGTTGATGCATTTAAAAAGAAAACAGAGATTACCCACATTACCAAGAGTGGTGAAGAGCTAGAGAAAGAACTAAAAGAAACGATAGAATCACTAAAGAGCAAAGTTATTAATGGGAAACACGAAGTAATAAACGATGATTAGTGTTGAGGATCTAGAACTACTACAAAATGCGCTACCAGATATGCCAGAGAAAGAACGGCAGAGAAGTCTGACTCTTTTGCAACAGTATCAGAAAGAGGTAACGCAAAAACAAGGCAAAGCAAACTTCCTAGATTTTATCCAACACGTTTATCCTGATTATAAAATAGGAGCACACCATGCGAGATTGGCTAAGTTGTTTGAAGAAATTGCAGATGGTAAAAGAAAAAGGGTTATTGTTAACATCGCACCTCGTCACGGGAAGTCAGAGCTTATATCATATTTGGCTCCCGCGTGGTTTTTGGGTAGACACCCTGCGAAAAAGATTATCATGGCTTCGCACACTGCGGATCTGGCTGTTAACTTCGGCCGTAGGGTTCGAAATTTGGTTGGTTCTGATCCGTACAAAGACGTATTCCCGGATGTATCACTTCAAGCAGACAGCAAATCCGCTTCTCGTTGGGGTACTAACTTTAATGGTGAGTATTTTGCAATTGGTGTTGGTGGCGCTTTGGCTGGTAGGGGTGCCGACCTATTCATTATTGACGACCCACACTCAGAGCAGGATGCAAAGCTTGGCAAGTCTGATGTTTTTCTCCCTGCATGGGAATGGTTTCAGTCTGGTCCGTTACAGCGCCTTATGCCTGGTGGTGCTATTATTGTTGTTATGACTCGATGGTCTAAATTAGACCTGACAGGACAGATAATAAACCAAATGGTTAAGAATGATGACGTAGATGACTGGGAAGTTGTAGAGTTTCCTGCGATTTTAGAAGATAAACAAGGAGAAGAGGTATCATTGTGGCCAGAGTTCTGGCCCATAAAGGAATTACAGTCTAGAAGAGCCTCGATTGACATAAGATACTGGAACGCGCAGTATATGCAGAACCCAGTATCGGAAGAAGGCGCACTAATTAAGCGTGAATGGTGGAATATATGGGAACAAGATGACCCACCGCCCTGTGAATTTATAATAATGACGTTAGATGCGGCGCAGGAAGCCAATAATAGAGCGGATTATAACGCATTAACCACTTGGGGTGTCTTTTATAACGAGGAAGTTAACAACCATAACATTATTTTGCTAAATTCAATCAAACAGCGACTAGAGTTCCCTGAATTAAAGCAAATGTGCCTAGAAGAGTACCGCGAATGGGAGCCTGATGCGTTTATTGTAGAGAAAAAGTCTAATGGCGCAGCTTTATACCAAGAATTTAGGCGAATGGGTATTCCCGTAGGTGAGTTTACACCAGGCAAAGGACAAGATAAAATAAGTAGGGTGAATGCTGTGTCTGATTTGTTTCATGGTGGAGTCGTTTGGGCTCCAGATAGACGCTGGGCACATGAAGTTATAGAGGAATGTAACGATTTTCCTAGTGGAGCTAACGATGACTTGGTAGACTCCACTACTTTAGCACTTGCTAGATTTAGGCAGGGCGGATTTATTAGATTACCGAACGATGAAGAAGAAGAAAGACAGGTCTTCAGAGGTCGAGCACACAAAAGATTATACGCATTATAACAAAGGAAAGACTAATGGCTGATATTGACAAAGGACTATACCAAGCACCCAAAGGGATGGAAGAACTCGGCGAAGAAGAAACCGCCATTGAAATAGAGATCGAAGATCCTGAAGAGGTCAATATTAAGATTGGTGATATGGAGATAAACATTGATCCTGATCGTATGCCTGAAGATGAGTTTTCAGCGAACCTTGCGGAAGAACTCCCAGAACAATACCTAGCAGAACTTTCTTCAAATCTACTTGGTGATTTCTCTAATGATATTAACTCAAGAAAAGATTGGCTAGAAACTTATGTTGATGGTCTTGAATTATTAGGACTTAAAATAGAACAAAGAAGTGAGCCTTGGGAAGGGGCTTGCGCTGTATATCACCCACTCTTATCTGAGGCACTCGTTAAGTTCCAAGCAGAAACTATGATGGAGACGTTTCCTGCAGCGGGACCTGTTAAGACTTCTATTATTGGTAAAGAAACACCAGAGTGTTTAGAAGCTGCAGCTCGTGTACAAGAGAATATGAACTATCAGCTCATGGACAAAATGCCTGAGTATCGCCCAGAGCATGAAAGAATGTTATGGGGACTTGGGCTTGCAGGAAATGCGTTTAAGAAAGTTTACTATGATCCAGCACTACAACGTCAAGTATCTGTATTTGTTACTGCTGAAGATATGGTCGTGCCTTATGGTGCGTCTAACTTAGAAACAGCAGAGCGTGTTACTCACGTAATGCGAAAAACTAAACAAGAACTACACAACTTACAACAGATGGGTTTTTATCGTGATATTGAGCTAGGTGATCCTGGCTACGATCTGGATGAAGTAGAGAAAAAGATTGCTGAACAAATGGGTTTCGATGCGACTAATGATGATCGCTATAAGATTCTAGAAATGAATGTTGATCTTGATCTGGAAGGATATGAAGATGAAGACGATGGTGAGAAGACAGGGATAGCTCTACCTTATGTTGTAACAATAGATAAAGGTACAACTGAGATCCTAGCGATTCGCCGTAACTGGAAACAAGAAGATAATCTAAAAACACGTAGACAACATTTTGTTCATTATGGGTACATACCCGGATTTGGTTTCTACTGTTTTGGTTTAATACATCTCGTTGGGGGGTTTGCGAAATCAGGGACTATGCTTCTTCGTCAACTTGTTGATGCTGGCACACTCTCTAACCTGCCCGGCGGATTTAAAGCTAGAGGACTTAGGATTAAAGGAGATGATACTCCTATAGGTCCAGCAGAATGGCGAGACGTTGATGTACCTTCAGGGAGTATTCGCGATAACTTAATGCCTCTTCCTTATAAAGAGCCAAGCCAAGTTCTTTCAGTATTAATGGATAAGATTGTTAGTGAAGGGCGAAGGTTCGCTAGTGCTTCTGATATGAAAGTATCTGATATGTCAGCTAACTCTCCTGTAGGTTCAACGCTTGCTATCTTAGAAAGAACACTCAAAGTAATGTCTGCGGTAAACGCACGTATTTATTACTCTATGAAAAAAGAGTTCTCATTACTTAAAGATATTATTCGTGACTACACAGATCCAGATTATCAGTATGATCCTTCGACAGGTACACCTGGTGCTAAACAAGAAGACTATAATAAAGTTAACTTAATACCCGTTGCTGATCCGAATGCTGCAACAATGGCGCAGAAAGTAGTACAGTACCAAGCGGTTATGCAACTTGCACAATCTAACCCTGACATCTACGACTTACCCGTACTAAACCGTCAGATGCTAGAAGTATTAGGCGTTAAAAATATAGACAAGCTAATACCTGATAAAGAAGACGTAAAAGAAGCAAACCCTGTTACAGAGAATATGAACCTTATTAATGGCAAACCCGTTAAAGCATTTATATACCAAGATCAGGAAGCGCATATTACTACACATATGGCCTTTATAAATGATCCTAAGATTCGTGAGATGATAGGACAGAGTACTAAAGCCAATGCAATTATTGCAGCGATGGAAGCACACGTAGCTGAACATATAGCATTTGAATATCGTAAACAAATAGAAGAACAACTCGGTGTTCCACTACCAGCTCCTGATGAAGTATTACCAGAAGATGTAGAAGTAGAACTATCTCGCCTTGTAGCGCGAGCTGGAGAGCAACTGCTTCAGAAAGACCAAGCAGAGTTCCAACAAGAACAAGCACAACAACAGCAACAAGATCCATTGGTGCAAATGCAACAAGCAGAGCTTCAGATCAAACAACAAGAAGCACAAGTTAAAGCTCAGAAAACTATGGCAGATATTGAACTTGATAAAGCTAAGTTAGAGTTTGACAAATACAAAATGGAATCTGGGTTTGAGCGAGATTTAATGTTAGAGAAAGCAAGAATAGATTCTCAACAAGCAATAGTAGGTGCTAAGATTGGTGCTGAAGCTCAAATGGAGCAAGCAAATAATCAAGTCAAGCAGGTAATTAAAGGTGCTGAGTTGGGCGCTAATGCTGTTAGTAAAAGTCTTGATATGCAACTACGTGCGGAAGAAGAAAAACTACGCAACGAAACTAAAGTAGAAGATACAGAAATTCAACAAGATGAATAATTAATTTAAAAACCAACTAGAGGAATGCAAAATGAAAGAAACGCTAATGTTACTATCAGCGCAAATTGAAGATCGGCGAAAGATAATTCAAGAGGATCTTAGTGCAGGAAAGGCTAAAGATTTCGGTGGCTATCAACACGCCTGCGGAGAAGTCCGTGGGTATCTCATGGTTCAAAGTTTTATATCTGAACTACTTAGAACTAACAAAGAACAGGATGAAGATTTCGAATCTAGTCCTACTGATTCAGTGGTGAGCAAATGAATAAAATAGCAACGAGCGAAAAAACTTTAGTGTCTCCTGGAGGCGCTCCAATTAAATCTAAAGCTAAAGCAAAAAAAGATGCGGCTGTTTCAAAAGAAGAAGCAATGGACAACTTAGCTAAACAACTACCTGAAGTTAAGGGCTACCGTATTTTATGTGCTGTACCTGAAGTTGAGGACGCTTATGAAAGTGGAATACTAAAAGCTGAT